CCAACAGTTCCCGCGCAGCGTACGGTCTAGGCCAGCGCGGGATTAAATTACATTTGGTGTGTGTAGCTCGACCTCTTAGGCGTACACACAAACAGCTCAAGGAGCACGGGACTTGTCCCACGTTCTGTTCTCAGAACCGCCATTTATGGCAGAAAAACCCCTCTTTCCTCCGAATACCACCAATTCCAAAGGACGGCGCGCCGAAAGGCGCGCCGCAAACACGACCACCGTCGTGAACACAAACGCTGCTAGCGCCGCTCCCGCGGCGCAACCCCAAAAACCCAAACCGTCCGGCGCCAAACAGCCCGGCACGAAGGATCCCGAGCTTCTCGCCGACCAGAGGGCTGCTGCAAAGCAGACGAAGGCAGCAGCTCCCGCCAAGGGATCGGCGCGAGGCAAGCAGCCCTCCGCTCCAGCGCTTAGGACGCCGAGAAGGCTGTTAACCAACAGCGCGCGCCCAACTCCTCTGTTCTCTCCAAGAAGCAGATGGCCGCGTCGGCGAAGGCCAAGCAAGCCAAAGATCGCTTTCTTCGGAACTACTACGCGCAGTTCAAGCTCATGGAGAACATCCAGGCTTTGGACTATGAGCTCTATCCGACCGACGTGACCCTCACGAACAGCAAGATCATGTGGCCTTTCCGCACGCCGGACTGCCGAGACGCCTCCTGTCTCATCCAGAAGGGCCAGGTCACCTACCTCGACCGCCCCACGATCATCACCATGTGCATTGCTGCACTCAAGGTCCTCAAGAAGAAGCGAAATGAGCTCCTCGGGGACAACGCCCAGACGAACGCCCTGGCAGAAGCCAAGCGTCTCTCCGCACTTGCCACGACTGCATTCACCTCCGCCTTCGACGATAGGCGAGTGCTGCTCGCTCACTCCGAGAACCCTCAGCGGTTTGTCTTTGGCTCCCCGACGCACGCGGGCAAGTCAGCGTTCCTCTACAAGAACGCATGGGGCAAACTCGACACTTGCGAGATCCCTTCTGGAATGACGCTTTGCAAAGCTCATTTCCAGAACGACGGATCCATCGTCTACACGGGCTCGCACCACACCAGTGTTCAGGCACCGGACTCCCGCCAGGCAACGCACAATGTCTCAAGGCAGTTCAAGGGAGTTCAATCCCGAATCAGCCGCAAGCAGGCTGAGGACGACAAGCACGACCTTGCCGTCTACCTCCGCCGCCTCTCAAAACACAGCGGCGGGCGCATCACCCTCGAAGATTACTACCACGACAAATCTCTCTACTTCGAGGCCAATCCTCATGATGCCAACATGCTCGCTGTCGCACCACGAGCATTCCGCGACGCCTATCAGTATTGGCTCGCCAACCACGACAAACCGACCTTCGTCACCCGCCGCGTTCCCCACAAGCAGAACAAGGAGCCTAAGCACGAGTTCGTGCGAAGGTACTTCACTGCCTTCCAAAAGGAATCCCGGGCCCCAGCCCAATCCGCCCCTCGAGACCAAGATGATCTCGTTCCCACCTACAATCGTGCGGAAGAGGGCTGGGCGGTCGTCCACAGGAGACCGATGTCCCTCATCCCCTACCTCGCTGTCCGCTTTCCTCGTGCTCACAACACGGTCTGGGCAGTTGCGGAGGAGGGTGCCAAGCACATCCTTGAGGCGCACTTCGCCTTCTTCAGGATCTTCGTGATGCTCTACAGTGTCATCGAATCTGTCGTCTACGGGGACTCCGCAAATACTGCGATTCTCCGTCTCATCTGCCATCTCGCCTACATCGTCGATCCACTCATCGCACTTGGCTTGCACTTCGTCTGGAACCTCTTTTCGACCAATGCTCCCATGTCTCTTCTCGCCTCCACTGATGACGCTGGCGCGGCACCGCCCGCCAAGGCCAGCCCGCCCCCTCTCTCCGCAGCTGCGGCGCGGGCTGTCCAGCATGTCACCAAGCCAAAGTCCGCAGCGCGCACCGCCGGCTCGGAGGAACGCAGAAAGAACGCTGAGGTCAGGGACGCTCACGCGCGAGCCTACGGTGGCGCACTCAACAATGTCAACCGCAACAGCCGTGACATCATCAATGAGGTTGATCGCGCAAGCATCGAGGAGGCCATTCGAGCTCACAAGGAGGTCGAAGAAGAGGCCGCGGCTGAAGCAGCCCGCCTCAAGAAGTCCAAGGAGGACGAGGCCACCGCCATTAGCCGAGCCCACATCATTGCAGTCGGCAAGCTCGTCTGGGGCAAGGACTACGACAAGCGCCACACCTTCGACCCCGAGACGCACGCATACGTCGAGGGCAAGGGTGTCCCGTACATCCTCGACTGCCTCAGCGAGCAGGGACCCTTTGTCGACTACGACCGCGTCAACTTGAGGGAAGATCCTCTCGACAACCAGCTCGCGTGTGTCCGCAGCCTCCAATCCCAGTCCGACCTCCCAATCCCCGGACACCTCGGCAAGTTCCTCCACATCGAGATCCTCAGCCACAAGAAGTGCAACAACGTCCAGAGCTCAGACCAGCGGACCGACCAAAACAGCTATCTCCGCGCGCCTCATGTCGTCGTCGTGGAGTGCTCAGTCCGAACGGGCGTCTGCGGCAACTTCTTCCAAGATCCCTTCGGGTGGCTCTTCGGCTGTGTGGAACAGCCCAAGATCCTCAGGCTGTCCAATGCAACCTACACTGTCAACATCGCACAGCACATGGACATCAGCAAGAGCGCTTCCTGCGCCACACTCGAAGAGGAGATCAACACAGCTGCTGCGCTCAGCGCCGGCTCTAGAGCGAACTTCCGCTCTCACGACAAGTCCTGCATCGAGACTGTCGTCTTCACGGCCCTCTACCGATTCTGCCTCAAGGGGGAAGTTCACGGAACAAACTTGGAGACATCTATGGTTATGAAGTACTTGAGGACTGTCCTGTACTCAACGATCCTGACCCTTCTCTGCGTGTGTTTGTTCCTGCTGACATCAAACACGCCATAAGGCCGGTGTCTCAAGTCATGCACATGACACCACTGCCGAGTAGGTGGCCGCGCTTCTACACGCCGGATCCTAACTCCCACACCAATATTCTTCATTCTTTAATGCATAGAATTGGAGGCGTAACTATGGACTTGGGCTCAGAAAGCCCTGTGCAATTGGATTTTCTTAGATTCGCCAGAGAGATGGCGACACAACATCTTTCGGCCGTTCCAGAAGAACGGTTCGACATAGACTGGGGCACCTATGCTAAGGGCGCAAATCGCCCGAAGGCATACCTGGAGAAAATTAGAAGCAGCGTGGAGGAGCTGTCGCGCGTCAAGGTGGAGGCTGCATGCTTCATCAAAGACGAGTGTTACGCAGAGATCAAGTATCCCCGTACCATTGCAGCGCTCCCCTTCGAGACGATGGCGATCATGTCGCCAGTCACCAAGGTTCTTGAGACCGAGTTGTTTGTCCATAGCAAACTCGCCAAGTACTTCGTCAAGAAGATTCCGGTTTGCAACCGGCCTGCGAAAATAGAAGAGCTCTTCGGCGAGGATGCTGTTGTCTTGGGTGACTTCAGCTCCTTCGAGTGCCACCACCGTGGTGTGTTCGCTAAAGCCGTCAAGTTTGTTTTCTTCCGACTTCTCGGAGACAACGGCTCTCACAAAATTAGAGAAGCTTTCTCGTCTTATCTCACTGGGCACAACTCGCTCAAGTTCAAGAAGACGGGCATCAAGGCCACCATCCAGGAGACCTTGATGAGTGGAGCGCCATGGACGTCATTCGCCAACGCCACTCTCTGCTTTCTCATTGTTTCGTACCTTAGATTACGAGACAAATTTCCCGATGATTCACCCAAAATTCTCGCATCCAGGATTGCGAGCTTCAAGGGCCTCGTCGAAGGAGACGACAGCATCACCGCGGGGCGGGCATACAACGTGGGGTTGATTGCCGGCCTCCAGGTGAAGCTCAAAAGTGAGGTTCACGCACACTGCGGAACAGCCTCATTCTGTGGTATCATTAAGCCCCCGCGCATCGACGCGGTGCTGACGGACCCAGTCAAAGTCGTCTGCAATTTCTTCCACCTGCCGAAGGTTATGATCGGCGTGGGTGAGAAGAAACAGCGATCGTACTTGCGCAGCAAGGCCCTGTCGTACTACTACCAGTACCGGACCTGCCCAGTCGTCGCTCACCTTTGCGAGGCCGTGCTCAAACGCACGGCCGGTGTGCATGTGATCAACTCGCATCTCACATACCATCGCGAAGAAGTCCTCAAGGAGGCCTTGTCTAAGGGAGACAAGTTCTGGAAAAGAGAACCAGAGGTCTGTGCACAATCCCGGCACATGGTCGCGGAACTCTTCCACCTCCAAGTGGGCGAACAACTACAACTAGAGGAGTTCTTCAGGAACTTCGGGCTTGGAAAAGTCAACCAAAATTTCCAGTTCGGGCCGGTCTTCGACAAGTATGTCAGGAACGGTATTCTGTGTCTGTCACCCAGATCAGACCCGAGCACCTCCCACGCACCAAACACGCGGGAGTTTGCCCACGATAGAGGCAGGTGGATCGATCCATCTCAGCTTGCCTCCACCTCCACCAAACAAGCGTCAGCAGCATTCTCGCCAACTATGCTGACCGTACCGAACTTCACTGCAGGCCTGCAGTAGAGAAGTTTTCACAACCCCGCCGTCACACCTGACGGCGGGGTCCAGCTTGAGATCGTTTCTCGCCTCAACCCCCGACGGGCACCACCTTGACTACACTGCGGTAAGTCAAGGGCGGTGG